TTCGAAATTCTTGGATTCTGCATCCACAAACGCCAGGGAGAAAATTTAAAATCCAAGGACCCATTGACAAACCAAGCATTCTTGTAAATTTCAACCGGACGAGAAAAGAAATCCTTGAATTCCACATTTGGATCAAAGGATGCATTTCGGGTTTCGTCCTGATAACTATCTACAGTTGCTGTAAATGCTGGGTTCTGATCATGAAATGATACAGTAGCAAACTTCTCATTTTTAGTATTATTTACAAAGTTGAAGATTCCAGCTTGCGCTGAAAGCGAGTCATCCGACTCTTCCAGAATTGTGTCTGGTACACTACAAAGGCCCCGTTTTGACTTCGAGTCAGGGCTTGAACTCCAATCTTTGTTATTAGCAATTTATGTACAAATGAGGGGCTAATTAGGCCACACTCAAAGGGTATTTACAATATATACAATCATCCATATGTTCCTTCACATGGATAAAGGAGGGAGAGAAAGCGACTGGGTCGCCTTGTTGGTAAAATATCGCCGGGGATCGATATTCTCCCATACCAACATTCCTCGAATTTCCCATTCACAGTCAGGCTCAGAATTATCCCCACACGTGAGGTAGAAATGACGTCTGATCGTAACTCCATCGGGGGCAAATTCCAATGAATAATTCAGGTCCCAATCTGAATCAAAGAAGTCCCAAATATATGCAGTCAAGTCCTGACTGTTAAAGAAGAGTGGACTCTCTCTCCTCTTCTTCATTAGGAACATCCGACGAATCTTGACATCTCCTCGAGAGATGGCCACACATGGTGACTGACACCTCTCAAACAAATATTCAATTCGTTCAGCTATTCCTTTCTTCCTTTCACGTGAACGCCGTATGCCAACGGCATTCAAAAGAATCTGCTCATGGAAGTCTGGCAGCATTCTCACGTCCCAATCGACAAGGCTACGAATAACCCAATTCATTCTGGTAGAACAGAAATTCCAAAATTCAATGCTTCCTACAGACACGGGAGGTGGCATTACTATGCTTTCCCCAATGCGGAGTTGTCCTGGATCCAAATTTCTCCAGTACACAAAGTGCATGGGCAACACAGCAACGATATCCACCAACCATGGTTCTGCAGGAATCAAAGACCTGTCTCGTCTGTTCCGAAACCTCTCCATACCATCATCTACGACACCAGATTGGCATTCCAAAGCATCCTTAGCTGCTTGATAGCAACAGGTTGTGCCTAGAAACTGATTCTTGATGTCCTCAATTGTGAATGGTTTGAAATAGTCAGAGACTCTGTGGCCTTCACTATCAACGGTCAAGTGGGCAATTTCACGGAATTTTGGTAAGTGTAATAGGTACTCCTCTTCGGAGTGGAAATACAACTCACGCAAAGCTCCATTCAAATTTCCAGCGCATATCTCTGCAACAGATTCTCGTTGATCTTTCTTAGGCTTCCGTGTCAAGGCAAGAGACTTATAAATGCTCTCCTTCTCCAAACACCCAACTATAGCACCAAGCTGGGGGTGAGGGTGGAACTTTCTTTTAAGAAATGAAACTTGAGAAAATTCCTTGAAAGGCACCTCAGAAATTTTCTTTGAAGCATCTGTGTATTTCACGCCAATCTTGTCCAAAACTTCTCCAATAGATTGCATGTTGAATAGGGTCTCCTCTTCTGAGACACTAAAAGTGTTGTCGTCTCCATAAGTCATCAAAGAGACGACATCGTGGAAGAGGGGTATCTTACCAAGTGTTCCAGTTTTATGCAAAGAATAATATACATAGCGCATGTACAAACTGTTACACAACCCATTCAAAATCACAGTAAGGGGGTTTCCTGAAGGATTGGAGCCAAAGGCCTTGAATACCAAACCATCACTTTCATAGATAGGGAACATACACTCGGTCGCCAATCCACTAAAAATAGCTAGCATCTCCTCTGAGTAACCGGCCTTCACCAAAATAAAATGAAGAATATCAAAGGCAGCCTTCATAAACTCTGGTCGTAAATGGACATCAAATCCAGAAAAATCTCCATCTCCACAACGTGATGTTCCAAACTTGGAGACCATACTTGCGATCTCTTCCCAATCCCTTCCTGTCGCGTCAACTCCCACAGCACTCTCAAATACATCTGGGAAGTGCGTCATCATGTTGATTAATGGCAAAGTAAGCATCCTACAAATGATAACCATGGCTACTGGGGCTCCGGCAAAAGCGCGGATCTTCTTGTCTTTGATCTTCTTGAAGGTAATTGCTTCATCCTTCAAATTCACTCGGAATATTAAATTGGCCCGCTTGCCTTGGATAAACCACTCTGCTACGTTCTCGACTTCCAGTTCGACATCAGCTTTCGCCTTGTCAAACACAACGGAATAAACGAAAACAACACGTCCATCTATCTCCTTTTGGGAAACAAATTTCACAGTGTCCAAGCCATACTTTTCCTTCAAAATGCTCTGCAACATGAATTTCCATTTGGCCGAATTCAATGGCCACCCCATAGAAGTTGTGGGATTCAATGGATCAAATCCCTTTACCCCAGCAACACCACTAAGCGCCTCTTCGTAAGATATTGGATGCACGAACTCTAAAAATTTACCTTTCAATACTAGTTTACTCAGTTTCTCCTCAAAATCTCTCTTGGCAACTTCCAAATACCTTGGATTCGATGGTGGCATCATTCGGGTGGTATCCTCTAGGTGGCGTCGTCTGGAAGGATTTGCAGCCTTCCTTTCTGGTGGACCGTGTGTTGGTTCATAGTTCAGCACTTCTTCCATTGCACTCTTCATAGGCGATTCAATTATATCTGTTCTTAATCGCGACAAGGGTAAATTGTGTTGGCCATAAACTTCAACATTTGACTCTTCCTCCAAATAGTGGATGGGGGAAAATTCATGAACATTTGGTGAGTAAACCACATCCTTGCCATAAGTCTGGGCAGTCATTGCATTTTCCTCAGCAATCTTGACACCTCCAAATTGTGGAATGTACAACTTGTCAATAGGTGTGCAACCACAAGTGCGATCTCTTCCTGCAGTATGAACTCCAATCAAAATTGGATTTCTCCCCGCAATAAAGACCATAGAACCACACATACCAGGATGATTGTCTCCCTCATAAATGATCATGTCATGCTTTCCAACAAATATTCCGTTGTGATGCACGACTTGAGATTTCATCTCCTGAATCTTCGATACCATCTTATAGGAACTTGGGTAGGCGAAATCAGACTTTCCAGTAACGACCGAATGATGTGCGTGATACACAAACAATGGAGCGTTCTTTGGAATTTCAAAATCCACAAGGCTGTCAACCATATATTTGGAAAAATCTGCTGTATCCCCCCCTTGGGGGAGATGAGCAAACACCAAATCACAATCTTCGGCCCACCTCAAATTAGCTTCATTCAGCATGGCCTCGAATCTCTTTATGCCAATGCCAGGGTGCGTCGAAAATTTCGCAATATAGGTTTTGCCACGAACAAATTGATGTCCAGCCATCACCCACGTCCCACTTCCTACCGGGAACGCATTGCACCACATTTCGTCACCAATTTCAATCATGGAATCTTCCACAATCTCTCGGTATAAGACCATATGCAAATTTCTATCGATTTTCCTTTCCAATTGGTCTAATGTTGTTG